AACGCGCGATGCTCCAGTATACCAGATCATAGAAGCGAGACAAAAAACACATTGAAAATTTACGACAAGATGATGGACCCGCAAGCGTTTTACTCGACCCCAACGAGATACGACGACGATATAGACGGAGACATTTCACGACCAAAACGACGATATTTTCCAGACACTTATCTTGACTCACCAATCATGGTGTCGACGCGTACAAGATGGCTTGCTGCTATCAATGAACCACTAAGTCAAGTCAATCCATCTAACCACTTTGACAGGACAATTCGTGATGTAAGATCAATACTTGAAGATACCAGTTGCTACAACATTGTAGACCCAGACGAGTATCCTGATATGTACCATACCGAGTGGCCTTCGACCTTGAACGAGTCGATGAATGATGCATGGAACACATCTAAAGACATTTACGAAAGTGTGTCTGCAGCTGTCAAACTGATGGTCGGTGCAAATCTTGCTAGCGTTCCTGTAGCTCCAACCGAGTCTGTGATGTATTGGCTACGCCGTTGGAGTTATTGGGACAGTCTGGTCGAGGAATTCAGCAAACAGTCTGCATTGCACGGAAACAACGTGTGTGTGATACGTCTTGGGAACCACACAAAGGTTGTTGCTACGAAAGATGTTTGGTTTTTGGAAATTGAATCTATCGGCAAATATTTCTTGCTATACGATCAAGTTCTCATGATCAAAGATGTCCTTTATACCAGAGCTCAGTGTTATGTAACAATTTCATTGCGATATGCGAACGACGATGAAATGGGAAAAGCTACAGAGGCACTGTTCACCTGGCATGAAGACTGTCTAAAGCGCTACGGCAACAACGGGTTCGAGGTCATGAACAAGTCTGAAGCGTTGGCAAAAGCGTACCTGTCAGAGATGAGTGACGACATTTTCAAGACCGATGGTCCATACGGACGCATGATAAACAAGGTGATTGAAAAAGAGAAAAAACTATCGGCTCTACCACCGTATCAGGCGAATCTGTTTGATACGTTTATACGGCAATGCAAAAACGTGCAAACAGTCGTTGAAATTTTTGGTATGCTCAAGGTTTCTGGTCACCCTCTTATCGATGCACGCGTAGGTGGAATCTCAGCTGCTCACGAGGCACGTGCTGATGATCAAACGCTCTATAAAGACGCAGTGAGTTTAGACTGGGAATTCAAACGTACCATGTTGGAAAGTTACATCAAACGACACGGAAGCTGGCCTCCACTACAATTCACTGAAACTGGAAAGCAAACACAACTGTATCATTACTACAAAATGCAGTTCCGAGGCTTACATAGAAACTGTTATCCAGCCGAAGACTGGGAACAGTGTCGATTTGGAAAAATTGTGGAGTTCGATTACTCCCCCAACTACCTTGAGCTCATCGACGATAAGTCGATCTCTCTGTATCGCTCTAATATAGAAGCAACATGGAATACGGCTGTCAAGCCAAAATCGCACCGACGTCTTCTCATGGAACTCATCAACAGGGAAAAACTCGATATCAAACAAATAGTCACGATGATTGTATCACGTGAAGTGCCTCTCGATTGGTTCATCGTGTCACTGCATCCTAAGGAAAGAGAGTTCAAAATAGCACCGCGGATGTTCAGTATGCTGGTCTTGGAAATACGAATCTTCTTCGCACTTGCAGAAGCGAACTTGGCCGACAAGATCTTTCCGTTTTTGCCGCAACAAACCATGACCAAAAGCAAGATAGCGATCGCTAGGCAGTTTCTCGACATTACCAAGAACCACGACTCAAGACACTCACTTCGACTGTTTATCGAAATCGATTTGAGCAGATGGAATTTGCGGTGGAGAGGAATGTCAGTGAATCCAGTCGGGCGTACTCTTAACGACATGTTTGGAGTGGTTGGTATCTTTGATTTCGCGCACGAGTTTTTCGAGCAGTCTTTGATTCTCGTACGTGTAGCTGACCTTCGACCGAACGGAATTGAGAGAGAAAATCCACCAGAAAGCGATTTGTTATGGTACAACCATAAAGGTGGTTTCGAGGGTATTTGCCAAAAGCTTTGGACGATATGTACGTACAGTATGATTTCGATAGCGATAACCGACTTGCCGTTGAGTTATGTCTTGTTGGGACAAGGGGACAATCAAATCTTGTCAATAGTAACATCGCGTGATCCCCTCAGAACTCCGTACGACCAGCTTGCTGAGCTCAGAGATACCGTAACGAGTCGAGTCTCTGACACATGTGCACGCGTGAATCAAGAAGTGAAGCCGGAGGAATGTCTCGAGTCGACAAGCGTGATAACATATTCAAAAGACATCTACGTACAAGGAGTTTATCGTCCGACAACAATCAAAGCACATTCACGCCTGTTTCCTCATTCTTCTCAAATATTTCCATCTCTTCGCACAAACATTGGTGCAATTTTCTCCACAGCGGTAGCCGGAGCCGAGACGAGCACGGATCCGATGATGAGCTATTTTTGCGCGTGTTTGTATAGCGCTTTATACGTATACCGTGTTAGTGAAGGACGTGGTCCGTATGGAAAACAAGTAGCATTTGCACGCCGTACATTAAGCACGCGATTCAACGAATTTGTGTCTTATCTGTTGACTTTGCCTTCAGAGGCTGGTGGATATCCAATTGTTCCATTTCTTGGGTTCACATACAAGGGTGGGTCAGACCCCCTCGGAAAATCCTTAGCTTCGATGACACAACTAGCACGAGCTAAACACGGAAAATATAGTCGTGTATTTGATAGGATGCTTTCACAAATGTCAACCGAATCAATCTACAATCCCGACCCAAAACCTGCCTCCTTGTTCTTGGATCCGTTTAGCATTCCTCTCAACAAACCACCCACAGCGGTAGATGGAATAGCTGCTGAGACCATAGCTGCCCTGAGTCCGGCCATCAAGCTTACAGAGATCCGCGACCTTATGAACTCCAATGTAAGCACATACATGGATCAACTAGTAGACGCCATGGCGCACTGTTCTCCAATGAACCCCCTTATCATGCGTGATATTCTTGACTGCTCTGTATTGGGCATCACGGAAACTGTCAGCAAAATGTTTGTCGCCACTAGAACACTTCAGTCTGTTGTACGTCAACTGGGGGTCCCGATCGTAGATACCGTTCTAGCTCTTGAATCTCAAGGGTTCGCCTATATGTACAACAGGTTCTGTGACTTGCCCAACAACCCTTCTGTTGCCAAATCTACATACGACCTCACAGTGGAGTGCCGTAAGCGTTGGAAGTTGTCGAGTCCCATCGTCGGAGTCTCAACGTACATGCCCACCGACTTTGAGTTCGTTACTGGATCACACGCGCTTGATATGCCTGGCTGCAACTCTGTATTGACCTCGACTGAAGACCCTTTCGAGACGCGAGGATCTTATGACCCATATGTAGGCAGCAAAACACGAGAAAAACGTAGCGAACATGGCTTCAAGATAGCTGGCACAGATTCTGCGTCTAGATCCATGAGGAAGCTACAGCTCATCTCGAGTCAAACTGGTGACGATCCTATATTCAAGACGCTAATTGATGCCGTCGGATGGACACGAACCAACACTACGTTATCTGACGTTTCACATTTATTACCGGGACAGAGTGGAGGGACTCTCAGTCATCGATACGCTGCTCGTGCTGGCCATCAAGACGCGTTCAACCTTGGATCGCCTAACTTTATGACTCATCTAGTCGTCTCAACAGATTCAATGGGTCCTATTTCGGGCGGTATGCATGATTATCCTCTCATGATACAAGAACACGTACTATATTTGAACTGGTGCATGAAAGTGTACTATTCGAAGTATCGACCATCAAGTCTTATAGGAACACTTCATCTTGGTAATGTCGCTTTGGAGCCACTTCCGTCAGTGGTAATACGAGGACCTGATCGTTTGAATATAGATGTGCTGCGCTTCCCGCATAATCCTTTGACATTTGTACAAGATCTCAAGTTGGTTAGGGTATGCGGGTCAATTGCTCACCCTTCGTTGGACACCAACACCAGTCTTGCTCCTGGTAGTGAGCTGCGGCGTCACGTTCTGGAAGCCTATTTTAAGCGTATCCTCCGACGTTCAGGAGCAGGACGACAAATATCAGATGGGGCGCGCCAACACTTCTCTGGAGCTTGTATCGACATTGCTGAAGCATATTCGAATGGATTAGAGATCATAACTGACGCGATAGCATCAGTGGCGTGTGATGAGGCCATTGCGAGTTACATGATGACTGATCTCGAACACATCACTCGTTGGAAAGTTAGCGTCTACGCCACTAAAGTTGTGGCCGTCATGACACAATCTGTCTCCCCGTTGGTCGGTCATCCAATGCTCTCGAAAGATCCTGTGGTGCGACGCTTGAGTTTGTACGACACTCCAACGTATTCTGGCATGAAAGGAACAGTTCATGAGAGGCTAAGTGCTTATGTCGTGACCAAGTGTAATACGCGGTTAATGTCTTTGTCAGACAATTACAACCATCGAACACTAGGGCTTTTTAGCTCAGACGATAATCGTTCATTGTCAGAATCTCTATTGTGTTGTTTGCTGTGTGATCTTTACCTCTGGAGAACAACCAACATGATACCAGCATCTCTTGTACGTCGGATTGTAAGGCAACGACTCATTTCTACCGTTCGTGCGACAAAAGACGAAGAAGGAAAGGTCGACACAATAGTACGAACAGCTATCAAGTTGGCTGAGGCAACACGACTGTCGAGTCCTCGATCCAGCGCTGTACTGGCAAAATACGCCAATTCTAGAATCAAAGGTTACAAAGCTGGAATAGACGATGTTCTCAAAGCGACACGACAAATCGATCTGTGGGGAGTTCCTCAAGAGATCTCTACATCAACGCTGACAACAGTGTCAACACCACATGGTATGCCTGGTGCTCGATTGTTTCAGATGGCCAACGTGCCTAATGTCTCGTCAGGGTATCGTAAACTAGGAGTTGACAACAGAACTGAACAAGACATCTTGACTGTAGCTTACACACGCAATAAAGGACATAGCGTCATGTACGGTGGAACATCATTGGCAATATGGTCCAGATTTGCGATGCTCCTTTCAAAAGGAACCGTGATAGTGATTGGGTCAGGCATGGGATCGGTTGCGCGTGTAGCGTTGGACTCTGGTTGTTCATACGTGTATGGATTGGACCTGCGATCAACGATTCCAATGAGATCTCATAGATTTCGACACTACAAGCCACCTCTTGTGATGTCATCGAGGTATCAGGACAAGTATTACCAATTGCCTGAGTCGTTTTCAACTACAGGCGACTGGACCGATCCCTATGTCGCAAACCAGGTGCTGTCATATGATAGCGGTGATGCGACCGTGGTTATTGATATACAGGATGCAAAGAACAGAAGTGATCTCTCGATTATAGGAGCGACATTGCTTTCGACCAAACGTGCAGGATCTATAGTGTTGAGGTTGTACTGCAGCGATCATGAGCTAGGACTGTTACTATCTGACATTTGCGTGTCGGGGTGGGTCGCCACTGCATACGATGCATATAGAGATCACTATGGAATCCAGGTCATCCTTGTCATTCGCAAATGGACTTCAAGCCCTCGTGTGGCTCTAAGTCCCACGTTTACACTCGACAAGGGACAGGAGATCGAACTACTGTTAGACGAGATAGACGAGCAATCCAGGTCCACCGTGATGTCGGACTGTCTTTCCAACGTTCTTTATGTTCCGCCAGGATACACGGTGCATGCGACGTCGAACATGATCGACAGGGTGTTGGATGAGGCGTGGGGTGATTATGACTCCCGATATTCATACATAGACTGGTCCAGACGACTGTTCGCGAAAGTAGTATCGGTCTGGTGGAATCTCCCTGACAACCACCTTGAGGTGTTGTTGGAATGGCACCGGTCGCATGGCGTAACAATCACAACTCAAGGCGGTCACTCGACGTGGGTGTCTCTTGATTGGTCAGCATGCTATCACATAGCATCGCGAGCTTCTCGTATTCTATGAGGCATAGAACGTAGTACCTTTTATCAAGAAAAAACCGAGGTGCAGCGTAAAACACGTAACGTTCCAAATGTGTGGATTTTCCATGTACGCTAGAAAATTCATTGTCAGTAGCGTTTCCATGGCCAGGTACAGTGGAGCATCTAC